TGTATATTAAAATAAATATCCTCAAAAGGTCTCCCTTTATTAATAACTATTGAATATTTATACTCTTTACCATTATTCCAATCAGGCTTCCAACCATCATTGTATCTATCCCTTAACTGACATAGTTGTGCAAGTGCTAAACATGCTTCTGCTTCTTCTTTTGTAGGAAAAACATTTCTACAACTTTCTATACTAGGAACATTATTTTTGGCTTTATAAATACTACTTAAACTAGCTACATAAAAACCATTTATAGTTTTTAAATCTTCCCACCTTTGAGGTAAATTATCCACTTTTTTGAAAATTATTCTTTCAAAAGTTGAATTCTTTCTGTCTATTTCATATCCATCAGGTACTTCTATTTTTAATTCTTTATTTTCCATCTTATTTATCTTTAATGTTCCATTTTTTTAAAATTTTAAATTGTTCTATACTTCGTACTATTATTCTATTAGTTTGGGTTGTAAGCTCTCTATTCGTTTTTTGCCTGCTTGAAAATATTCTTGGTCTATTTCGGTTGCAATGCCTTTCATTCCCATATTGTACACGGCTTCCATACAACTCATAGAGCCAGCAAAGAAGTCGGCTACTACTACCTCATTGCGGGGTTTGTCTTTGGGGATAACCAATGCTAATAAACGCTCTAATAGACGAACGGGTTTCTGAGTGGGGTGAATGGTGTTGTAATGGTCGCGTGTTTGCTTGATGATTGTTTTTTCATTTAAGCCAAAACCTATTCCTTGAATGACATTCACACAGCGGTCGGCGTCTTTTGTTTTATCAGCTGTTGTCTTATGTTTCCTTTCAAAAGTTTTATCTTCATAGTTACGAATAATACTCTTTTCATTCAATCCAAACTGCATAGATTGCATTACATTCACACAACGGTCTCCTGTTTGTGTGTTTTGTGTTACAACCACATTATGTTTAGTAATCGTCTCACAATCATATCTATCAGTCCTAATGGGAGTGTCTGTAGGAACTTTGTTATTTTCCAAAAACTCCAATACCGCATTGAGTGATTTTGTGTTTTTAAGAGCGGATTTCATTCTCTTTATATCTGTAACAATACTATCTATATCGTGTCCTTTCATTTCTAAATAAGGTACTTTTACCTTATTGATACCGCCCTCTTTTTTTGTAAGGATAGATATAGTTTCGTGTATGCGAGACATAGGCATTAACGGACTTGATACATAACTTTTATTCCAAATAACTTCCTCTTTAAATACAAAACCTAAGCCGTCTAATATGGTATTCCAACGATAGAATGATGTGCCGCGCCCAAACATCACAATAAAGCCTTTCTTAGTAAGTAATCGTTTACATTCGGCAAAAAACTTTTGTTCATCAAAAGGGCGTTCCAGCTTTTGTTTTTTGAGGTAAAGATAAGGTGGGTCGATGCAAATTACATCAATACTCTCATCAGGAAGGGTTGCCATTACCTCCAAGTTATCGGCATTATAAAGTTGTATATTTTTCATTTCTTTTGTTTCCATTATTTCCATTGTTTTACTTCTTATGTTTCAGGTTGTTAATAAAAAAACAACTCTTCTGGTCTAAATAATGTTAATTGAGATATATGTTTTTTTACTCGTTCGATCCCTGTGTTATAATAATCTTTATCTAATTCACATCCTATTAATTCAAAGCCTAAATCATGACAAGCAATAGCAATGCTCATGCTTCCTAAATGAGTGTCTAAAATCTTATCCCCTTGCTTTGCATATTTAGCTATCAATTCTTTGTAAAGCTGTATAGGTTTTTGTGTAGGATGAATTTTGTCTCCTGTCCTATTGTCAATTCTAAATAACTTTGCAGGATTATCAAATGATGTCCAAGCATATTCTATTTGAGAAAAATTTTCCCATGGCTGACATTTATCCCAACATATTATCCCTCTTGTTGGCGGCAAATGAAAGTAATTACCTCCCCATATAATCTGATTTTTTGAAACCCTAAAAAGTTCTTTAAAATATTCAGGAGGTGGAGTTTTATCCCATTCATTTATTTTTTTATGCCCCTTATTGAATGATCTGTTTTTTAGCTTTCCTCTTCCGTGAGAAAACTCTTTCCCTGTAAAATCAGCAACAGAATAAGGAGGATCAACAATAGCTAGATCAAAATATTTGTCAGGATAACGCTTCATTAGTTCGATGTTGTCCTCATTGGTTAGTATTATTTTATCAGTGACTTTCATTTTACTTCTTATATTTTAAATTTCTGATAAACTCCTCTAACAAATCAAATTGCTTGGCATTGAGTTGAGGCATAATTTTCACGATGTTTTCCATTTTCTTCTCCCATACCTGCCTTACTAAATCATCTTCTTCGTTTTTCACAGCACTTTCATACATGCTGTTATTCATGAATATAACAGCCTTTCTTAAGTCCTCGACAAAGGGATATCCATTTAGCATCTTCATTTCTTCCAATGCATCTACCAACTCAATCTGCAAGGCTACCGTGCAGTAGAACTGCGACATGATGGATTTTAATTTTACATGCTCTTCAATCGTAAGACTCTCAATTCTTCTTGTTCTTACTTTCTTTTCGTATTTGGCTTCTTTTTTCAAGAGTTTTTTATGGTATTCCGTAAGGTGTTGTCCTGCTATGTTCATGCTATTCTATTGTTGTTTAATGTGTTGTGTTCTTGTTTTGTTTTCAGTTCTTTCTTGAATTGTTTGTAAGGGTCTTTCGCTTTGCAGCTGCATAGGAACAGCACCAGCGCTATTAGTTTTATTACTTTCATATTGCTCTAATTTTTCTGTTAATTCTTCTATCTGACCTCCCAGCATCTTAACATCGCTGCTCCATGCTATAATCACAATAGCGATTAATAAGATTAGGATTGAAACTATTACTATCATTTCTTGTATCTCTTTTTTCTTTTATAATTGCTTGTTACTTCCTTGAAAATCTCCTCGTTCCATTCGTAAGCCTTTACAGAACCCAAGATAATCTCATTCACTCGGTTTCGGTATTCCTTGTCCAGTCTTATGACATACGAGCCTGTTTCCTCCAAGAATTTCTCTCTTAAATCCTTTACTTTGAGGTATCCCTCTGGAACATGGATTTTGCTTCCTTTTGGAGTGTGGATGCTGTAATCTTTCGGTTTGTATTCTGATTTGTCAAATTGTTCCTTTTGCTCCTTAATGACCTTCTTCTCTCGCTCCCAAGATGGCGAATATCCCATCGGAACGACTTTTACCTTTCGGTTGAGTTCCTTTGCCTTTTCAAGGATTTCTTTTGGGCTTAATCCTGCGTAGATTGTAGGCTTTTTAATTTTCTTTACTGCTACTTTTCTTTTTTCCTCGTATTTCTCCACTAATTCATCAAACAGGTCTTCATCCCACTCTTGGATATAGTGTCTTCCATACTTTTGAGGCGTCTTCACTGCTTGATAATCAGCCAAAGCCTTTTTGCCTTTTGATGGCTTTAAAATCTTGGAAAACTTATCAAACAACTGGGTGGCGATGATATAGCCTTGTGGAATCTCTCGCTGTGTATATCCTTTCCTCTTGGCCGCCCTTATTGTGATGTGCTTGTCTATCAGCTCATCAAATAGGTTTTTATCCCATTCTTGGATTACACTCCTTCCAAGTCTTTTGTATCCTTTAATCTTTTTGTAATCCCTTACGGCTGCTTCGGCTTTTTTAAAACTCAACTGCTTGACAAACTCATCGAATAAGCTGGTGCTTGTGATGTATCCCTCTGGGATTTCAGGGTTTTTGTAAGTCGCCTTTTTGCCCTCTATTTTTTCTACTTTGTATTTATTTGCCAACTTATTAAACAAATCCCTGTCCCATTTCTGAATCATATGCCAGCTGTATTTTTCGGCAGGCTTGACAGACTTATATTCTTTTAAAGCCAAATAAGAATTCTTATAACCTGTTTTTTCAATGAATTTCTCAAGCAGGTTTTTGGAAGTGACATATCCCCTTGGAATCTCTTTACGAATCACTTTTCTACGAGCCCTTTTTTCGTGCTTATATTTTTCTACCAGTTCATTGAATAAATCATCATCCCACTCTTGAATTTTATGAACTCCAATTCTTCTGATTCCCTTAATGGATTTATATTCTTTAACTGCTCGCCAGCTTTTTCTTTCTTTCATTTGTTCAAAGAATTTTCCGAACAAATCAAGGGTGGTAATGTATCCATTAGGTATTTCGGCTCTTTGTTTTGCTATATCCATATCCCTTTTGCTACTCTTGTTTTTTTTATATCTTTTTCTCTGTTCTTTTCTCTGCTCCTCATAGACTTTTATAAGGGCGTTTATGCTCTTGCTTTTAGCAACCCTTTCAATTACTTTCATTGGGTCTTTTTTAAACTCTTCCAGTGTCAGTGTCATAATCTTTGTTTTTTAGAATGGAAATCCATCATCATCTTCTTGGAAGATTTCAGGTGTGGCTTCCATTTTTGGCATTGTGTATTCCTTTGGCTCTTCTTTGGTTATCCAGTTGGAATTATCCCAAATTCTCTCTGCGCCATCGTTAAAATCCGTGAGATACCTGCCGTTGTTGATGTTATACCAAAAATCCCATTGTCCTGTATCTCCCAGCGTTTTGTTTATCTTGGTTTTGCTTACCAGCACTGTTCCGTGCGAGAGAAATTTGCCATCATCATCCTGATTTCTTCGGATTGACATACAATAGTCAGGCATATTCCAAAAGTCGGCAGAACCTGATATATCGTAAGGTGTCGGCATCTTGAACTTTCCATCGTTTCCCTTTGGCAGTTTCGTAGGGTGTGCCACCAAGAACAAGAGGCTGTCGGTTTTCTTGGTAAAAGCAATCATCTTCCCAAGCGCTTTTTTGATATACAGCCTTTCGTTATCGCTGTGGTTTGCTCCTTGTTCTATCCTGTTGAAAGGGTCTATCAGGAAAGCCTTACATCCTTTGGCTTTGGCTAAATATTCAAACCTTGCCAAAATATCATCTATGGTCATATCCTCGTGAGGTGCTACCCAGAAAACATTCTTGTTGAGGTATTCTTCGCCTATTTCCTTTTCCGTTTCGGAAATCACACCCTTTTTGTATTCCTTACCGATGAACTTTGAGAAAACTCTCGCAAAGTGCGATGGCAAAGGCATACTTTCAGGCGTGTAGTAACCAATTCCCCAATGATACAGCGCATTTAGTTTTGAGTAGATAAAATCCATAAATTCAGACTTTCCGCTCCCTGGTGTTCCAGTCACTACGCCAAACCTCCCTGTTTGCCACCTTATCCTCTCATCAAGCCCCTCTACGCCTATTCTCAAACCTTGTGGCAGTCCGTTTTCAAAGTAAGCATCCAAGTCACTTTGGAAATCTTCCACAGCATACACATTGCTTAACTTCAAAAATTTGGCGCTTTTTATTGCTTTACAGACACTTTCTACTCCCTCTGCGACTAACAACTCGTTTGCGTCTTTAAACTGCTTAAATGACACGCTTTTGCATTTTTCTATTCCAAGTCTGCGCGTAAGGTCGTTTTTCAGTTCCAAACCTTTCATGTCGTTGTCAGTTGCCAAAATGAAAGTTTCCACTTGGTTGAGGTCTTCAAGGCTGTTGTCAAAGTATTCCATTCGCCCAGTAGACGCTCCATTCGGCACACTGATAACATTTTCAAATCCTGCTTGGATTAGTGAAAGTGCATCCATCTCGCCCTCTACGATGATGATTTCCTTGTAGGTTTTCAGTGCATCGTAATTGAACCAAATCAGTTCAGCACCTGAATGCAGTTTGAAATTCTTCTGCCCATCGCGATACTTCACATTGACCAGCTCGCCATTTCGGAAGTAGGGAAACACGATACAGTTGGCTTTTTTCTCAATTTGTGGCATCCATTCTTCCTTTTCGCCAATCTTCATTCGCAGGAGTGTCTTTTGCGATATTCCTCGCTTTTCAAACCACTTTACCAGCTTTTCAGAGAGTTTGGTGTAGTTTTCCCACTTTACCTCTGGCTTGGTGTAGATTTTCTTCTCAAAGGGAACATGCTTGACAAATCTCGCCTCGCAGTGATTGCAGTAGCCGACTTCTTTTTCTGCGTTGTAGGAGAAACACTTGATTTTGTTTTTCCGCCTGTTTTTTGAACATTCAGGACAAACAGAATAGTTTTCTGCGTTTCTGTTGATTTCAATCTCGTAGATGTGATTTGTCGCCAGCGACATTATCATTTCTGTCATAATCCTGCGGTTTTAAAACATCGTTATTCTCGTTCCATCTCGTGCTATATGCCCTCCTGACTGCTTGGTTTCTTTCGGTTTACTCCCACTATTGCCATTGAAATCGTTTCTTGACCAAGTGCTTAACCTCCCTGCTGTACTCCAAGTCTTCTGCAACTGAAACTTCATCTTTCCCTTTTCGTTCGGCTCTGTCCAGTAGATAAAAAAGTCTTTAAGCATTTCCTTGCTGTATTTCTCGGAATGTAATTTCAATTCCTCTATAAAATCCTGCTCGGTAAATTCCTTGAAAGATTTTCTTTTTTTTACTTTTTCTTTTTTATCTTCTCTTATCTTATCTTGTCTTATGTTGTTATCAGTATCTCTATCAGGAACTATATCAGCATCTGTATCAGTATCTATATCAGCATCTGTATCAGGAACTATATCAAAATTTGATACAGATAGGATGACATATTTGGTTTGTCCCTCTATGCCTTTTCCGTTTTTTTCAGGCGCTTTAAAGTCAATCAGTCCTCTTTGTTTTAGTCTATTTTTTGCTCCTCTAATGGTGTTTATAGAAAATCCTAACGACAAACTTAAAAACCTGTCCGATTGTCCAAAAGGTTGCTTCCAATGAAGTGCATTGCAGGTATTTAGCAAAAAGAAATAAAGCACTGCGTCACTTGGATTGAATGCACACTCTTTTGATTGTGTCCAAAACTGGTTTATTAAGTCTATATATGTTGCTCTCGTTTTCATTTGATTTTAATTAGAGAATTAAAAAATTCCATATTCTGCGCAATCCCTGTCTATCTTGTCTTTGATAAGACTGAAAATAGCTCTTATATCCTCTGAAATATTTTCCTTGACTTCTCCATAGACTCCGTATTCAAAAATCAAGAATGTTAATTCTATTCGTTTTTCTGCTGATAGAGTTTTTAATATTTCGTGATATTCTTTTCTAAATAAAAAACTACTTCTCATTGTTTAACTTATAATAATCTTCTTCATCTATGCTTGGCTTCTTTGATTTGTTTATTCCATTCAGTGTTTCAATTAAAAGCTCTATGTCCTCGTCTTCCATCCTGAAATAGAGTTCTTCATCTTCAATTTTAATACTCAGGTGCAATTCATTCCTTCTATTGACAAACAAAGTCAATGCTTCTTGGTCTGTGTTTATAAATACTGTATGTCTCATATCTTTTATTTTGTTTTCATTCTAAATCTTTAATGTTACACGGAAAGCGTTTTCCGTTTTCTGTTTCGTAAATCACAGCGTTTCCACTTATGCTGATGATTTTTACCTTCGTTCCTTTCTTGCTGTAAACTACCTTTTTAAAGACTACATCTTTGTTCAAGGTAGCGTATTGTCCTGCTTCCATTAGTCTTTAATAAAAACTCCATTAACAACCTTACCAGTCCTGCGACTTATAACCTTGTAAGCTGAGTGCAAACACTCCCAAATTTTAAGGTTAAATCTGTTGGCGATTTGGTTCAGCAGGAACAACATCATCTGAACAGCGTGGTATTTCTCAACTGAATCATTAGTGAACTTCTCCAACTGCATAAGTTTATTGCAGTTATCCAAAAGGAAATAAGGGTCTTGTGCTGTTCCTTTGGAATCGGATAACTCCTCACTGCCGTTAGGAAAAAGCGTAATGCTCTTCATTTTGGCGTAGATAACCAATGTCACTACTACATCGCCTATCGCATCTTCTATTTCCTTTAAATTGTAATCTTCTATTGCTGCGTGTAATTCTGTGATTTCTTCCAGTGTTTTTAGAAGTTGTTTTGCTGGTGTTCCGTGTTCCAGTATACCTTTTCTTTCAGCCCAACCA